ATGGGATCTCCTGATGGAGATTAATACCGCATCCTGGCTTAGCCAGTAGGATCAGTGATAGACTTTTCTTTATACACAGGTTATACGTCGATAACCATCATAATAATAATATAATATAATAATAATAATAATAATAATAATATAAATCAAAAATTTGATCAGTTTAAACCGATTTTTGCCATAATTTGAGTTAGTGCAGATATTCCACCAGATTGATAAGCGCCATAAGCGTTAATTCCTGTTTTCAAAACACTAGAGATTATATCTATTGAGTCACGGTTAATTATGTCCGCCTTAAGACGTTCAAATCTAACTGGATCAGCAATGGATACTTTCTCTTGGGCAGGTACAAGTACCGAACCAGAGTCTATAACAGGTGTTCCTTCAATATGGAAAATATACTTAATTTCAAAACAAGGTACACTATAAGGTAAACCTTCTCCTCTCAATAAAACACATTCATGTCCTTTAATAACGTTAGTTTCAGAATAATCAAAATAATTGATTGAACCACCCGTTGATTGATTGAAACCTGTCTCAATATCAATATATTGTTGACCAGTTCCAGTTAAACCAATAAAAGTGGCTATATCTGTAGGATGAAAGTTATGAGCTTCAGGTGATATAGGTAATGTTTTCACAAGAACTTTATTTGTAATAATGTTTTGTAAAGAACATTCCATAGAACCAGGAAGTGTTATAATAGATGAAGGAATTCCATCAATTGTATTGACTGGTTCAATACCAGCAATTATGGAGGAAGCCTTATAATTATAACAGGGAGTGTTAGTTGCGGATAAAAGACCAAAACCAGGTGCGTTGTTTAAACAAGGTACCTTAGCCATGATCAATCGTCCAGTGCATGTAGTTTGAGGCAGTAAATTTCTGATTTCAAGACCGGTGCAAACAATTCTAACATTAGATAACTTTTCTGAAAGGACTGGCCTAGTAACAGCAGCATAAAATGCGGTGTTATTAGGGAATCTATACATTGAGGATGTAACTACTGCATCTGTACACATATTTACATATGAACAGTACAAATGAGGTAGAAACATTCCAGAACATACTCCAGAAGCGTTAGAAAAAACGGTAATTGTCCCTTCTGATTTTTGAGAAACAGTAGGGTATGCGTACATATCGGGTGTTTTAACACCTGATGCTTTTGGATCAAATGGATTCAAAAGGCATGCTCTATATATAGCAAGATTATTGTTTTCGTTAGAAACATTCTTTTCGGCCTTATTATTATTATTATTATTTCTTTTTCTTCTATTCATTATATTATTATTTTTATTTTTAGAAGCTTGAGAAACTTTATTGTTTTTTGATTTGTTGTTACTTACCATGATTTTTATATATAAAATAATAGAATGTCTTTAGGTGACTCAAAAGTCACCTAGGAAAAAATTCTTGTAAAAATTGTGGTAGTACAAAGTATCAGCAACCTGGAAATAATTCTCACTTTGCGAATTAACATCAGGCTTCGATGAATAAACGAGGTGATAGGGAATATCACCATGAACTGCAGTTTTTTCATCAAAAAACAATTCCCCTGGACGAAATAGTCCTTTCTTCCTTCGTAAGTTGACATAAGATTTAACATCATTCAAAAATTTTGTTGAAAAACCACGATACTTGACTTCAGAGTCAAAATGTGTAGCGGTTGTAGAAACAAATAAACTATTATCACTTGGTAACTCAGATTTCTTAACGAAATCCTGTGGTAGTGGACCTATTAATGGTACAATTATCGTACTTCTCTCCCCTTGGTATTCATCAAGAGTTGGAGGTGCGTTAATATTAACCATTCTAATAGATTCTAAATCGGTTGATAATAATTTCTTTTGAAAAGATTTTTTATGTAAGTAACTTAAATAATTAGCCAGATGTTTTTGAAAATCCGTAATCTTCACATCATAGTTTACATCCTCAGGTATTTTTAAACCAAGACCACCCAGTTCGAGTGGTAGGAAATAATTATACAGAGACTTAGATGAAGCACTATGAAGATTTTTTGAATGATAAAAAAGATATCGATTAATTGTTCTTTCCTTGTTAAATGCACCTTTAATTACTTTATTAAAGATGTCCCATTCCGGTAAAACCGAAGAGTTTCCAGACACTTTAGCCTGGCCCATCAATAAACCAACATTTAAAAAGGTGGTTTCTACAATGGAATCTCCGACAACAGTAAAATATTGAGAATTAATTGTAAAATGTTTAGTATGAACGTAATTTTTTCCGACAGATAATTTAAAACCAGCGAGTGAAATATATTTAAACCATATTTCATAAAATTCATCGTTAGTTCTAAAATATATATCGTCACCATTAATAAGAGCAGGAATATCATGAGGACTAACAATAACTTTTTTGTTAGTTTTAATGAATATATATTCCTCTAAAGCTCTTTTATAGCATATCATATTAGCTAAACATAGTATAGGAAAGGATAGAATTGAGCCCATTAATTGGCCATTTTTTTGCATTATTGTAGACCCATCTGGATAAAAACAGACTGATTCATAAAGAATCGATCTATATATATCCATTTCAGACTCATCCACATTTAAGACACGACATAGACGTTCAAATATAAGTTTTGTAAAACGAATATTTAAATTATCTGTTGCCGCTTTATAGTCACCGGAGACCCTCTTATTAAATAACTTAATGAAATCAATTTCATATTTGTTACCTAATTTTAGGAGTTTCTGGTCAAGGATATAAAAGTCATTAATCGTCAAAGGACGCGTGGTCAATATAAAACAAAAAAATCTATCTATATAATTTTTGATTCTTTTTTGTAACGGTTTTGAAGCGTAAGTACGCATTGCATCAGCTTTTGTTATAATTCGAACCTTTAAGGGTTCCCTTATTGGTATTACCGCAACCTTAGGCGTAATTGAATAATTTATATTCAATGGCTTATATGTAGTAATATCTTCTTTAACCAACCTTTCTGGTAGATCGATTAAGCCCTCGTCATAAAATTTGTTAAGGATGTCTTTGAAGTCATTCTCTTCCTTTAAAATAACCTTTTCAGCCATATATTTTACCTTTTCAGGTATAATTATGTCTTTAAAATTATTTGGAGGTTGATAATGTTCAACAATTTCAACTTTACCTTTTCTAATTACAGGGGTAGATACTAGCGGTAGTTCCATTGTTTCAACTACTTGCATATATTGTCCTCCTTCCCACTTCTTTTTCGTAAAACAAGAATTGTGTGATGGTTCATAAACTTTATCAACAACTTTAACACTATATCTCGAAGAGATTATAGAATCTATAGTTGATAAAAAAGCTACTTCCAAAGGGTCAACCACTCTCGTGTCCTTGATATCAAACCTAGGAGGTGAATAGTTACCATATCTATCCATAGAATATTCTAAATCACATTGGTCTACAACGACCTTTGTGTATTTATGAATTCTATAAGGTGGATTTTCTGGTTCTTTTGCCATAGCTATTTTATGAGACTCAATTTCTTGTTTAACAAAGAAATCGGGTACTGTCGCACAACCTCTTTTAATACCTTGTAAATAACCAACTGCTAATGCATAACCAAAATTTGAATTTAATTTATTTTTCAAAAATTGCTTAACATTACCAGTCCAAAGCCAAAAGCTTTGAAGTTCTTTAATATCAGGTAAAGGATGAGGGGGAAGGGAATTCTTTAAATATGTAGCCATAGGACAGGCTGTATGATATTTAATATATGAAATAAATTTTAACTTGGGAATTCTCAGTGAATTGAATATTAACTTACATTGATCTTGATAATTGAATCTTAAAGAAAAGTCTGGAAAGAAATCTTCTAATAATGTTAATTCAGAATTAACAAAATAGAAGATATCATTTAAGACATTTTCCTTACGGGATATTATAGCAAATCTTTGAATATTAGTATTTACTTTAAGTTTCTCAAAGGTATGAATTTCATTCAATGCCTTTTTTGTAGAGATACCAAAATAATTTTTATATTCTTTTTCAGTTTTAAAACTTCGAATATCAGATTTTACTATTTGAATTAAGCTTTCTTTTAGTGAAACGAAACTGTCATAGATAGACATTTCGATGCCCATGATCTTAACTACTTTTTCAAGTAGAATAGAAGTGTGTATTGAATTTAAGGGATATATATTTATATCTCTTAGAAAAGTCTCCGTTCCGGGAAAATGGATCACAGTCTTACAAGACTGTGAAGCCTTTTTCATAAGAACGCCGGGTACACCCCGGATCTGTGATCCTACCAACCCATCCAGGACTTCTCTTAAAGAGATGTCACATAGAGATGCTGAATTAATTTTTAG